ACGAAATGACGTCGGAAAGATCAAAAGTAGGCGTCCGAGAGCCGCTGATAAACGGCTCCGAACGCCTTCTTAATCATCCAGAGATACGCACCTGGAGGGTTGATACTATGTACTCCAAGGGGAAGACCGGGACGTAAATGGATTCAGTGCGCATGATGGTCGGGTCATTGGGATCAACCGTCGCATCAATACCGGAAACGGACGACACGATCTGATTATCGATCAGAGTGGCAAACATTGCGGTCAGTGCGCGCTCCGCAGTCTTGAGAAGAGTCCCCGTGAACTTTTGTCCAATGAACGGATCCAGAGTAGTCCGAACATCCTGTTGAACGTACTGGATAGTCAGAGTGACGGACGGCGTGCGGGTAATAACCGTAGACGGATTCGTGGTGAGTCCATGCCGAACGCGAGGTCCGGTCTGAACCATCTCGATGACCGTAACGCCATTGACGGCAACCTGGTTGGCCTCCGTTGGATCAAGCGTGCGTCCAGGGGACGTGAACCCAAGAACGGAACGGCGAGTCCAAGGAGTGGCAACGTCGATGGAAGGAGCGCAAGTGGTTCCCGCCAAAGCCGCAGCCATATAAGACCCGTCCACGAGTTGGCTCGTGATGTTTCCAAGGTTATCTTGGATGGGGATGACGTACGACTCGGGGTAGACTACCACCATGAGCTCGCTTCCAAGCCCCTGAGCGATAGATGTAACGCCAAGTGCATTCGTTCCCGCCGCAACGCCTACAACACCCATGCGCTCACCCTGTTGACGAGGGCTGCTCATGATGATGCAGTGTTGGTTCAAGTATGAGAAGATCGCAGGATCTGTCCCAAGTGGAGTGATAATGTCGGGCTTGATGTTGCCAGGGAAAGGCTTCCGAAGCGAATCGATCGCAGCCGTGAAAGAACCCACAGATGCCTGAGATGAACCAGGAGCCTTGAGAACCTGTGCGAGTCCAACGATAACCGCTCCGTTGAGAATCGACAGACGAGCCCCAAGCGATAGCGGGAATTGAGGTGTCGGGGGCCCGAAAGCCGCCTGAATCGTCTTGGCGTCTTGGTAAAGAGCAGGAGTCAAGTCCGACTTCGCGTATTGGTAAGAGACGTAGTACACGTCCCCAACAGCCGGTTGGGTTCCACCAGGAGCGAAAGTCTGGATGATTCCAGTATCACCCGTGTTCATCCCGAGCGTGTTGTAAACGGTCAATTCCAGTCCAGGAATGGACTTGAAAGGAATGGACGCGTTGCATGTAAAAGTGGAGTTCACAATCAGAGTGAAGCTTCCACCGCTGGAGTAGTCGCCAGCCGAAGCAGGCAGAACCGTGAATCGGAGACCCGTGCGAGCATCCGTGTAGGTCTGACCAGGGAATCCGAAACCAGACGAACCATTCGGATTCGTCGAGGTGACCGTATATCCCGACTGCGCTGCTTCTCCCGAATTTCCGGTGACACCAGGAACAATCCCGATGCCCGTATCAGGAATGAAGACCGTATTAGCGACCGAGGTAAACGAAAGAGTAGACGTAGAACCGGCAGTCAACGAATTGATCTCAAGGTATGTGCCGAGTCCAGGAGCCTGGATGCTGTATGCGACGGCTAGAGCACTGAAACTTCCGTTGAAGTTCAATGCATTGGCGATGTCGCTAGCAGCAGGTTGATGACGGAACGCAGAACTTCCGGAAACAAATCCGAGAACCGCATTGGCCGTACCGAGATCGATGATGACGGAGGATTGAGAAGTATTCGTCCTCGAGACTAGCATCACATATCCGGCGTTAATCCCCTGGCCCTGTTGAGCCACAAGCTCTGTGGCTTCAACGACTACAATATTAACCGTATCATTGAGAGCATGGATGCTATCGTAGACGCGGTGGAAATTGTAAAGACGCTTTTCGTCTTGAGCCAGGATGAGCGCAGAGCGCAGGTCGACCGCCGGAGAATCCGTGACTACGTTGACCGTATCCGGAGATGAGTGGAAGGCACCGCCCGTGTTCGAGATGTGATCGTCGTACTTCGTGATAAACTGGTTCAGCAGGGTCAATGCTGAAGGCAGGTTAGTCGCGTTTGGCGCCGTCACAGCGTTGAACGTGTCAACCACAGCGTGGAACACGCCACCCGTGTTCGAGATATGGTTATTGTACTCCAACTTGAGGGAGTTCGCCAAAACAACGAGGCTTGCGGTCAGCGTAGCTTGATCAGCCGCTGAAGCATTGGCCGCATAGCCCGCGTTGATGTAGGCCACCACGTCAGCCAATGCTACGGCAATGCCGTCAGGCAAGGTAGCAGAATAGTTGGTCCCATCGATCGAGAACTGGAAGTTGTCATTCAACAGCGCAGTGATGTTGAAAGGAGCTTGCCGAGTTCCGATTTGGAATGCTGCTTGGTCCAACGCGTTGTACGAACCAGAAGAGGTTTGATTCGCAGTGAAGTTGAGTTTGGGCGAACCATCGGTCTGACCGGGCGCCGTGGGCGACATGATCAGAACGTTGGAAACCAGTCCGTTAGTGGAAGATAGAACGTTGCGACCAGCGATCTTCAAGATCGACTGAGCAGCATAGGTTACCGCAGAAGCCAGGTTATTAGGATGAGTGAAGGCGAATGTCGGAGATCCGTCCGGATGGACTTGAACATCCGCATCCACGGCGGCATTGATGGCAGTAACCACTTGCGCCAGAGTAGTCAGTCCGGAAAGACTAATGGGCGCAATAATGATCCCGTCGACACGGATTACGAGATAATCCGTGGAGAGGAACGAAAGAGCTCCAGGATTGTTAATGGGCTGCGAAAGCAGCTCCGCAGGATAAGCTGTGCTGAGATCAACAGAAACCGAAGGATTTCCGTCGACAATCACGCCACCGAAAATGCGAGACGCTTCGTAGACATCATACGGGCTCGGAGAGCCGTTAGACACCGACGCGTGAGTTGCAGGGTCCAGCGTATTGCTGAATTGAACGGTGACTGTCTCAGGCACCGGGGTCCCACCATAGGTGATAGCATCCGGAACCGTTTCAGACCCGGAAGGCCATTGAACGATCTGGGGCAACGCGCTCTTGGTTCCGAAGCGGATGCCGAAAAGAGGTGCGTTGTTCTGAAGCTGGGAAGTGAGAGTGAACTGTCCCGCGCCGCTGGGACCAGGAGTCACAACGGTAGCCGTGATGGTGTCATCCTCAATCCGGTTGTACCAGAACGTAGCAAACGCCTGATAATCCGCCGGAACAGGATTTGCCAACACAAATGTGTTAGTAGCAGAATCCACCGACAAAACGGTCACAGGCGGGCGAGAGAAAGCGTCACGCCACGTCTTCCCAACGTAAACCGTCACGAGGTCCGGGCGGTTGGTCGGAAGATCAATGCGTCCGTTCGTGACAGTCTGATAAAGCGACACTCCGAGCGGGGTATCGCGTCCATTGCCTGTCGTCGGCGTCAGAGGCATTACGAACGTGGTCGTGGAGACTTGGTTCGTGGTGGTATTCGTAAACCGAGTGCAAGGGACGCCGAAGATTCGGTCATCAACGAGCAGACCGATCATCTGCACATTGTTGAATGGCGTTACTCCAGTGGTAAGACCAGCATTGATGAGGAAAGCCGTTCCCCATTGAATGAGTGACTGGTCTCCCTCATTGAGAATAACGAAGTCAGGACCGTTGAGATAATCCAGCCGTCCGGGAGCGATGCCGACGTTGCCAACGGTAACAATGTTATTGTTAGGCAGGTAGTCGAACGTATCCTGGAACGTGTTGAAGAAATACTGAATGGTAACAGTTGCTCCGGCACTTGGGGCAAATGGCAGTGTGACCGCCTGGTTGGCTCCGTCTACCGCGCTCGCAATAACTTGGAGTCCATTAACCAGGACCACAACCTTAGACGGATCTGTAGTCGTGATTCCACCACCGGAACCGTCCACGATCGGACCATTGAACGTCCGGAAGACCTTATTGCGATTGGTGTAAGCACCAGGATTAAATCCAAGTGTTCCAGTCGCCGTCCCGTTTCCGATCAAGACATTGCCTTGAGCAATGAGTTGAACGTGGTTCAAACCCTGGTTATCAACATGCACCGATGCCGACAATCCGGGAGCTCCGAAATTGTTGATATCGTTGGCAACCTGAGTGGCCGATTGTGTAGGTCCAGGGGTCAACGTGATATTAACCGTGGTTCCGTCATTGATCGTCACTTGAAGGACGTCATTGACTCCCTGGACAATGTTGTACGTCTCGGGACTCGGCGCAACCAAGACAGCCGGTCCGGGTGAAACTTGAGCAGTGAGGATGTCCGTGATGCGAGTATCACCACGGTGGAAGTTGTAGCTCACCAACACAACATCGGTTGGCTGCGTCGGAACGAGAATCGAAACGAGTCCGTACGTTCCGTTAACTGCTGAGACAACGACTTGCTGTCCGTTGACAGTAACCGACACCTTGGTAGTATCGAAGGTAGTCTTGCCCATACCGGAACCATCCACGATCGGATAGTTTCGGACTTGAAATTGGCTGTAACTGCCGTTTTGATCGCCGAGTCGAGGATTTTGGGGTGTACCACCAGTCACCCAACGCCCAGTCGCATCCTCGTTGAAAATCGGAGTGTCGGCAACACTGCTCGAACCACGGATGATTTCAAAATCCGTCTGCGAGAGCGTCTCCTGAGCAACACCGATCAGGACGGGGATGCGAAGACCGCTAAGGAGCTGACCGACAATCGGCTCCGTGATGGTCTGCGTGTAAACGCCGGGGGGCGCGTAGGTGGTGAACGGTCCGATGCCCATCTTGACTCCTTCACTCGAGCAGAAGTCTAAATATGTGTCTCTCCCCGAGGGGCCAAAAACAGGTCTATGTTTTCAGTATTGGTATGATCGGACTCCGCACATGAGCCGATCATAGGAACTCGATTATGAGTTCCTCTCAACGCTGATTCAAGTTGCAGGAGCTTTAGGAGGTTTCCTGGCAGTTCTCTTTCCTTTAGAAAGAGTATTGAGTCCAGTTTCCCTCAACTTAAGAACTGCGGGATCAACCGGCGCTGTCCTACCACCTGCTGTCGAAATCGCATTGGTGCCCGATTCTTTGCGAATTTGATCTCGCGCCGATTTGCGTTTGGCGTATTCAGCCCACTTCTTCTCAGAAGATCTCCCAATGGCTTTATCGAGAGTCGGGTAGTCCAAATCATGAGATCCGGATTGCCCGTGGACTCCACTTCCTTGAGTTTGACCAGCCGGGGCTTTGAAAACAGGAGGACTAGTCAAAGAAATCGGAACTCGTGAAGCGAGTTCATGACACTTACCGCATGGATGTTTTTGTGAATATTGTTTAA